GAATTATTCAACGATGGCGTTGCTTTAGATGCTACTACTCATAGTAAAGCTGGTAATCTTATGGGTTACTGGCGTAATGATGGGATTAGTAGTTGGGTAGATAGAAGTGATATACAAGCAGTTAATTTTGGTGCTGGAAATAATAAACATATATTATGTGGTACTGGTCTTGCTGATTCTCTTGGAGATAATTATAGTGGTAGTTTGACAGTTTCTACTTGGTTTAAAAATAATGGAGCTAATGATGATGGGCTTGTATATATAGGGGCTGGTTCTGGTTCTGGTGAATTTTGGATTTCACTTGGTGCATCTTCAAAATTATGGTTTAATCTAAATCAAGGTGGTTGGTCAAGGTCTGTTTCATTTACTGATAATGATTCGTGGCATCATTTAGTTTGTGTATATACTGCTGGTAGTGAATCTGAAAGCTTAATGTATTTAGATGGTTCTTCAGTTGGTTCTACAACTGGTACTTTTCCGTCTGCATCTGATATGGATTTTGCAACAAATGATAAATTAGTTATAGGCAATTTTTGGGATTTTAGTGCTTATTCATTTGATGGGATTATAGGTCAAACAGCAGTTTGGAATAGTGCTTTAACATCATCTCAAGTATCTGGAATATATGCTCTTGGTCGTAGAGATACTGATTTAACTGCAAGTTACGGAACTAATCTTGTAGCTTATTACACAATGAACCGAAATGCATCTTCAAGTCCAGATACATCTTCAACTATATATGATAGAAGTACAAATAGCAACAATGGAACAATGACCAATAGTCCAACTTTAATTGGTGCAAACAATGGCACACCCGCTGGTACTCCAGAATCTATCATAGTTCGTGAAGGATTGAACTCAAACAAAGATGGATTAGGATTTCCTTTTAAGAATGATGATAGAAATGTGTTGAGGTTAGATGGTGTTAGTGAGTTTATAAAATTAGAGTTTTCTCATGTACTTGATAGTGCATTTACTATATCTATGTGGATTTATTTAGAAGATAATACAAGTGCGAATTTGCTTGGAAACTCAAGCTCTTCAAATGATTATATATGGATTGATGCTAATAATGATGTTGGAGTTGTATCGTCTAATATTTCATCAACATTTACTAATGCTAATCTTGCTACAGGGTTATGGCAATACATCGTTATTACAAGAGATGGTTCTAATGTTCCTAAATTTTATAAATATGTGAATGACGAAAGTGTTGTAACGCAAACTTTAAGTGCTGATGATGGTACAATTACTCTTGACCAAATTGGAAGATACCATGATGGTAATTCTGGGTATTTTTATAATGGATTAATTGATGAAGTAAAAATTTACAATAGAGCATTATCAGCAACAGAAATATCTAAAAACCATAAGCATGGCAAAGGAAAGCATAAAAATGACTAATACTTATTTAATATTAACAAAAGCAATCTGGGAAGGTAAACTCCCAGCTAAACTAAAAACTGCTGATAGATTGTCTTGGAATGAGTACACATATAAGGATGTAGAAAAGACAGGCAAAAGAATGGTGGATAAATATGATTATTACCCATCAGAAGATAATACAAAGGCTGAAATAAAGGCTTATATGGACGATTGTAGCGTAGATTATTCATCAAGCGATACCAAAGCTGAACTACTTGAAAAACTTAACGCAGAGCCTCATTCTGTACCACAAGTTGAAGAAGAGTACACATATACAGAGCAAGAAGTAGATACAACTACATTACAAGATCCAACTTGGAAAGAGTCAGCATTTCAAAATGGTAAACTTGGCAGTCCAAGATGGAATAGCGATGCAAGTAAAGTGATTGTAAAGTATGAGCTACCTATACAAGATGGAACATTAGATGCAGTTAGTGGGGTAAGTGGTATTACTGCGATGAGCCATAGTGAAGCTATTGAAGAGATGAAAAAGGATGAGTGGAATCTTATTGGATAATAGAGGTAACTCTTTGGCAGAATTTGCTGTTACAATGGCTATCATGGCTACTCTTGCTACAACTGCCGCTCCTGCTTTTAGTCGTATCGGTGAAGGAGCTAAAGCAAAACAAACAAGAGCCAATCTTGAAAAGATTACAAAAGCATCTTCTATGTGGTACAACCAGCAAGTAGAAATTAATGGTATGGGTAGATTCCCAAGTCAAGCACATAGAACAAGTAGTATTGGAGTATTGGTAGATGATAATAACAATAGAAGAATTGAAGTGGAAGAGTTAGTAGATGCAGAGTTTGTTCCTGTATTCGATGATACAAGTTTTTTACACTTATTTGATAATGATACAATCAAGAGTCCTTACCAAGATGGTCGTTATGAATATGCCATTATTGGTGGCTCTGGTACAGGCAATAGTATTGTCTCTCCGATATTCGTGGTAGTAGACACAGAAAAGCCTCAAGATTTTTACAAGTATTATAAGCCTTGAAAAAGAATGAAAAGATATTATTGGGAAGCTGGATTGCTTTGTTAGTTGTGATATTAGTAATGATTACTACTTTTACAGGATGTAATGGTGGGTGGTCTATTGGTGGGGTGCAAATAACACCATCCGATTCTGTAGAAATATCTTATTTGGTAATAGTAGATCAAGATAGTTCTGAGCATTGGTATGAGCCAAGTATTGAGATGGGTGGAAACTATTGTTATAAGCATCATATTTGGGAAGACGTGAGAAGGAAGAGTGAGTGATAAGCCAAAGACAGCGAGGAGTTATAGGGCGGGAGTTATTGATGATAACTTTTCCATCCATATTAACATTAAGTGGCTTGGTCAATTGTTTGTGGCTATCGCTGGTCTTATTTATGGATACTTACAAATTACGAATAGAATTGCAGAACTTGAGCGAGGAATGGAACTTGCTACTACCAGCATTGAAGAGCTTGTAGATAAACATATGATTGAAGAGCAAAAAGAAAGAGCAGAGATGGAAGAGCGTATATCCTTCTTTGAAAAAGAATTGAACCTAAATCCATTTAGTTGGAAAAGGAAAAAGAAATGACATCTGAAGTAATAACATTAATACAAGAGTTGGGCTTTCCAGTTGCTATTAGCGTTGGGTTAGCTTTTGCTTTATATAGTGTAGTAAGATTTATTTTAAAAGAAAAAGTAGAAGACACTTTAAAAAGATTTGATGAAAAGCATGAAAACTTGCAACATAGATTAGATATAATTATGGATGAAATGGGCAAGTTAAAAAAGTGGAATGCAGAAATTAAATCTGATTTAAAAGTTTATATTGATTTAACAATGAGGAACAAGTAATGCCAATGCCATTTCATTGCATTGAGTGTGATAAGCCAATTAACCAAGCATTAAATGGTGTTTGTGATGAATGTAAAGAAAAAGAGGAATAATGGATTTTCTAGCAGTTTACTCAGAAGCGGGTATGATAGGTGTCGTAGGGGCTATGTTTTGCTTTATGGTTTACTCTATGAACAAAAGAGGAAACGAACAAGCGGAAGCATTACAAAATTTAAAGATAGAAAATAAGGGACAATCTGAAACACTTGAAAATATGGAAGGAATGATTATTAAGTTAATTAACAGATGGAATCAATCCGATGATAAGCTTGATAGAAAGTTTGATAGCATTACAAAAGAAATTAATGACTTAGATAATCAAGTTTCAGAAATAAAAGGAAGCTTATCAAGGGTTAATGGAAAACATGGATAGTATAAAAGTTACTGGAATAAGCACGAGCTTAGGTGTGGTTTACTGGACAGATATTATATCAGGTGTCTTAATGTGTATTATGTTTGCAATCCAAATTTATTATTTATATTTAAAAACAAAAAAGATAAAGGAGTCTTAAATGGACTGGTTAAACTTAGAAAACGCAGCATACTTACTTGCAATAATACTTGGTGGTATGGCTACTATGGTAGCTACTAAGTATAGAATAATCTTGAAAGAGATAAAGGAAGTAGCTGAGAAATACCATGAAGCATCTAAAGATGGTAAGATAAGTAAAGCAGAACAACAAGCTATTGCAAAAGAATGTATGGATGTACTATCTGCTGCAGTTAAACTTGTGTGGAAGTTTTAAATGCCAAGATTCGGTAAAAGATCGAGGGAACGCTTAAAAGGCGTAGACTCTAAGCTTGTAAATGTTTTAAATGAAGTTGTTAAATACTTTGATATAACTGTTATAGAGGGTCTCAGAAGCCAGGAAAGACAAAATGAACTTGTTGCTCAGGGAAAAAGTAAAACCAAATTTGGTAAACACGTACAGGGAAAAGCAGTAGATATTGCCCCTTACCCTATTGATTGGAACTCTAGAGATGATTTTCATTACTTAGGTGGATTTGTTTTAGGTGTTGCATCAAAGATGGGAATTGATGTAAGATGGGGCGGTGATTGGTCGGATTCCAGTCTTAGTAAAAATGCAAGAACCACCAAAGATAATAACTTTGATGATCTTGTTCACTTTGAGATAAAGGAATGATATATGACCATAAAAGAACGAGTAGTTGTCTTTCCAGACATCCACTTTCCCAATCACGACGAGAAGGCTTTTAAATGCGCTTTAAACGTCTTAAAGCAAGTAAAGCCTACTGCCTTTCTATTATTGGGAGATGCTATTGATGGTGAATCTGTTTCGCATTGGCAATGGAGTAAGAAAAAACGTCCTCCGCTTGAATACCAGCTTCCATTTATTGATAAAGAAATTAAAGAAGGGAATAAAGGACTGGATAGAATTGACAAGGTTCTTAAATCTATTAAGTGTACTAAGAAACAATTTGCCCAGGGAAATCACGAAAAATGGTTTGACCACTTCGTTGAAGAAAACCCATACCTTAAACATTATGGCTCCAGAAGAGCTTTTAAGTTCGATGAACGTGGATACGAATGGCACGAGTATGGTGAAGTCTTTAAAGTATTCGGGAGCAAATTATACGCTTATCATGGAGGACACTACATGGGAATTGCCCATGCAAGAACTCACGCCTTGCAATTGGGTTGCAACATCATCTACGGGCATACTCACGACTCCCAAAAAGCAGTCATCACCCACATCTCAGGAAGCCACATGGCATATTCAATGGGATGTTTAACTGATATGACTAAAGATTATCTAAAAGGCAGACCTACAAATTGGACTCATAATGTTGGCATTGTAGATATTTTAAGTAATGGAAATTTTAACTTAGTAGTTCTTGATATAAATGATGGAGTTACGACATATAATGGAAAAATAATTAGTGCCTAAGCAATTACACGAAATAAAACGATTTCAATCTGGAACAATTACAACTCCATCAGATACAGATATTCCTGAAGATGCGGCTAATTCTAGTTTAAATATAGATGTAATGTCTGAAGATGGAATGTTAAAAGGCGTTAAAAATGATACTATTGTTCCTGTAGCAAGTTCTTATGGGGTAAGTCAATCTTCTTCTGGTGCAGTTAGCAATGGTGGAACAACTATAGAAGTAGAAGACGCTAGTTCATTTAGTTCTAGTGGTTATATTACTTTTGTAGATACAGCTGGAGACGTTCAAGTATTGGCTTATTCAAAAGAAGGTGTCTCAAGTGATAATTTAATAAATATAGCAGGTTGGAGAAATACAGGAAATTTAGCTGAAGAAGCTACTGTGTATCAAATGGCAACATCAGATATAAAAGCTGATAGGTTTTCTAAAATTAACGATAGCGGAACGCACAAAGGCGTTATTTTTGACGATACGGATAATAAATTTAAAAAGATAGATAACATTCACGCAAATAGACCTGTTTCTTCCGACCTCTCTTCTACTGCTGAAACTCATAGTGCATTGCCATCTATGATTAACAATAATAAAGAATTACACGTTGGAATGGGTAGCGGTGCAAACGATGAACCTAAGTGGATAGGAATGATCTCTCATGGTCAATACGGAGGTAGCGCTCCTGCAACAATGCAATTAGCTGATGCAAAACTATTAAGCCCTAATTCAATTCCTGATTTTCATAAACCTGTGTCTGATAGTACTCATATTTATGGATTTGAATATGGTTCTGATACAATATGGAAATTAAAAATATCAGATTATAGCATTACAAAGCGAAAATTAATTGTAAAAGACAATGCACAGTCTCCATCTTTTACTGCAATATGTATGGGTTCTGATAACAATCTTTGGGTAATAGATACTTCTAATATTGATTATTCAGTTTCAGGGGGAACTTATCAAAAAGGCGGAGGTGCTTTAGGGACTTCTTTTCCTATTATTTTAGGCACTTGGATGAGAATTGACAGAGAAACATTAACAATAAGTAAAAGTGGTTTATTATATTATACTCAAAGTGGAGGACATAATCCTTTTCCTCACTGGAATAGTGGAAATAGCCACTATTTAATTACTGATATATTAGAAAAAGGTAGTTATTTATGGTTGTCAGGTGGAGTTTCTCCCGAAAGTGATACTTCTACAACTGCTACTCAAGCAACTCAAATAGCAAGTAATAATTGCTATATGTTTGCAAAAGCAACTTCAAGTTTTGCAAACTCTGGAGATGTAACTTTAAATGGAGATGCAACAACAAATGATAGCGTTGGATATAATTTAAGGCAAAATTCAGGTAGTGATGAAAGGGGAGCTTTTAAAGCCCTAGGTCTGAGTAATAGTGACCCTATTTTTTTAAAAATACCAAGAGTAAATCTTGTAGAAATATCTGGAACAAATGATGTAGTTGGTATTTTAGTAGATACTTATTTAAATGCAACAAGTCCATCAATAGCTAGAACTGGTGAAGGAATATATGATGGTAGTTCTTATACCCATACTGGTGCAATTATTGTGCATACAGATATTGCGATGATTGGCAGTGGTGGCAATACTGCAAGAATACCTTCTGAGACTACTTATAAAGGCGGTATACAAATTATCACTGAAAGTTCAAATGAAAAAACTTATGATGGATATATAAAAGGAGTTGCATCAGCAGAGGGAAAACTACTTATTTCTGTACAAAACAGCTCTACAACCACAAGCTCTGATTTAAAATACGTTACTCAACCAACTAGCATTAGTGGCACTTCAAGTTCAGCTTTTGGGACATTAGCAGTCGCATCTACAGCGTATGATATTAATGAGGCCAGACCTTATTTAAAGGATAATAGTGCCAATGTTGATATTCATTTGTTTTCTGGTGCTGGAAGTGGAAGGTGGATGTCTTCTACGAATACTGCAGGTTCAATTGGTGCGGATATATTTACAGTGCGATTGCAATCTGAGATGGATGTTACTTTAACAGAGACTACAGTTCCCTCTGCGCATACAAATGCTAATAAATATTATTATAAATTTTCTTACGTTTATGATGGTTATCAAGAATCACCATTGGGAGACTTAACAAGTATAACTTCTACTAAAAAAACTATTGATATTGATATTAAACTTCGAACTACAACTACGCTTTCTCAAAGAATTTCAGGCATTGCAATTTACATGGCAGAAGGAGTTGGAAGCTCTGTTACACCAGAGGGGTTTTATCGATATGTAGATACAATTGAATTAGACAATTCATTTACAACTGTTAGTGAGGATTTGTCAGGTAATCCAAATTGGGGTTCTTATCGAAACAAAGTATATAATCATAATGGAATAGTGGGTGCATCTTACGAAGCCAGAACTGGTATTTCTGAAATACTTGAAAATACAATTGTAAATTATGGCTTATCTACGGATTTAAATAATCAGTTATTTGTAGCAGATTGCTATCACGCAGAATTAGATGATGCTTCAAATTATCTTTTTAAATCAAGACCTTATAATTATGATCAGTTTAATTATATTAATGATTTTTTAGTATTGCCTATTTACCCAACTGCAATTTCATCGTTTAACAATCGAATTTACGTATTTGATAAAAATAATATTTTAAGAATTGAACCAAATAGTATGTACGTAGAATCATCAATGAATGGTATTGGGTGCTTGGGTCAAGATTCAGTTCTTTCAACTGAATATGGGATGTGTTTTGCAGATAAACATGGCATTTATCTTCACGATGGTCAAAGAGCCAATAACATATCTACTGCTATATTACGAGGAGATGCAAATTACAGCTGGGAAAATATTGATTTTAGTTATATTCCTAAAATAGCATTTCACAATTACAATAAATCTTTTTTAATTACATTTAAAACTACATCAGCAACTTATTTTACTTGGGAATACAATTTAGTAAAACAAAGATGGGATAGACAGAGGTTATTTAAAGGAAATGGTCTTTCTCAAGTAACAGCAGAACCAAAAGATTTTATATTAGGAGAAAATGGCGAAATAATTTGGAACATCAATGGTTACTTTTATGATATTAATTCAGATAAATCAAATAGAAAGTCTTGGGATTGGGCAAGTAAGCAAATTACAATGAATCGAGACACTCAAGATAAATCATTTACTAATTTTTATTTAACAGGAAATCCATCTGGTTCTTTAGGTACAAATATTTCAGTTAATCTTGATGAAGGTAACAGACTTGAAGTTGCAAATGATGGTGCTAGTGGATATACAAATTTTATTTTGACTTCTAAAAAGGGAAAAAAGATGCAATGGGTATTGTCATCTCAAAGTGGAACTGTAGATGCATTAGGAGTTGCTTACAGATTATTAAAGAATAGCTCAGGATAATATGGCAATATCAAAGAAAAAAGCATTGCTTATTAACAGTTCAGAAGCAGTAGAAATAAATCGTGTAATTGAAAAAATATATGATGATTTAAATGATGTAATTAACTCAGTTAATCAAAGTAACACATCAGAGGAAAGAAAAAGTTTTAAAGGCAAGTCAGGAGATATTCGACTTGCAAAAGTAAATGATGGCAGTTATGAAATACAAGGAAAAACCGATGAAGGTTGGGTATATGCCATTATGAAAGTAAGAAATAGATAATAGGAGTTTAGTATGAGTTGGTTTGGATTTGGAGATAGCGACAGACCTGATGATATTCAGCATAATTTTGGATTTGATCTGCAGACAGTAGATTATCAACCGAATCAAGGATTATTGGGTACTGTTGGAGATTTACAAGGTATATCTGAAAAACAAGTGGGGTTAGGGGATAAGTTTTCTCAAACATATCAAAATATGCTTGACCCAAATTCTGCTTATTATCAAAGATTATTTGGTAATCTTAGAAGGGACGTTGGAAGTTCTTATGCAAGAGCAAATCAAAATATGCAATCAGCTATGGCTCAACGAGGCATTGGTAAAGGAGGAATGTCTAGTCTCTTAAGTGCAGTTAGCGGTAATCAGATGGGAGAGCAGTTAAGAAAGGGATATTCAGGCATTCAAGATGTAGGGTTGCAAAGAGCGGGTCAGTTTGGACAAATGGCTACTGGCGCATATGGGACTGCAAGTGATACTACAGGAAGAGCGGGAAATATTCAATCCGCAATAGATGCTAGAAAATTACAAACAGATACTTCAAATGTTTCTGCTCAAAATGCTTATAAACAATATTTAAGAGATTCTTCATATAATCTTAAAATGGCAAATGCAAGAAGGCAAGATGCTTATGATGCTGATAGAGCAAGACAAAGAGCATCGTTTATTAGGGGAGTTGGAAATATTGGATTAGGTTTAGCAACAGGCAATCCAATGATGGCTGTTGGTGGTTTAACTGGAATGGTTGGTGGTGGTGGTGGTGCATACGCCCCTTCTCAAAGTACTGGTCTTGCAATGAGTAATTTTCCAGGTCAATATGACCTTTCTAATATGGGAGGTTATGGTCAAAATAATTTTGGGCTAAATACTCCTATATTTAACCCATCAGGAAATTCAGGCGTAACATATCCTTAAGGAGGTAAATTAAATGGCATTAGGAATTAAAGGCACAAATCAACAAAGTCAGGTATTTACTGATTATCGCACAGCTGATGAAGTCAGCAAGGGTGTTGACAACTTAATTGCATTAATAGATAAAAAAGAAGATAGAGCAATTAGGGCGCAAGAAAGAGCAGAGGATAAAAAGACTAGGGCGCAAGAAAGAGCAGAAGATAAGATATTTGCAACTTCTGAGCGTGTAGCTGGACAAGAGTTTACTAAGTCACAAACTGAGTTAGCGGGAGACATTGAAAGCAGACAAATAAAAGAGAGATATGAAGAAACTCGCAAAGGTCAATTACTTCAAGGTGAAATTGATATAAATAAAATAAAAACAAGTGGAGAACTAGACGCATTAAGGCAAAAAGAAAGATTGGAATTTACAGGCGGTGAAAATGCAAAAGACAGAGTTCAAAAAGGTGAGTTATTTGATAAAGAATGGGTAAATAGAGAAAAAGAATGGAGAGCTAAACTAGAAAGCACAGAAAACTTGTTTGAACGAGGCAATCAATTTCAAAAAGAAATAGAACAGTTTAAACAAGATGGTAATATGGAAGCGTTAAAAACTAGACTTGGCGCAACTGCATCTGAAAACGCTTTAGATAGAGAAGCTCAAAAAATATTGCAATCTGATAGGTTAGATAATTCTGCTAAAATTTCAGAATTAGACAGATTATCTAGAGAAAGAATCAATAATAAAAACATTATTGCTGAAGCTGTGCAACGAGAAAAAGACAGATTGTCTAGAGAAGGTATGCAAGAAAAAGACATAGAAGCTGCTTTAACTAGAATGGAAAAAGGATTAGAGTTTGATTTAAAAAGGTACAAAGAACAAGGCATTTTGGCTAGAGAACAAGCTAGGATAATGAAACAACAAGAAGCAGATAAAACATATTCTTTTGACCCACAGTTTTTACAAGGATTAAAAAAAGAAAAAGGCGGTCTTTTTGGTGCGGGGTTTAATGAGACTGACGTATTATCTGCATTTAGAGGCGACCCTGAAGACCCAAATAAACCAAATATGTTTGCTGGGTTAGCTGCAAACGTGCAACAAGTAATGCAAACTTCAGCTAATAATCCACAAAGACAACAAGTTTTAAATGCGCTTATTGAAGTACAAGACCAATTTCAAGACCCAAGGTTTTATGGCTCTAAAGATAAATTTACTGGTGAATCAAATGAGGCATATGCTAATCTGCAAGCAGTGCAAAATCTTATGATGTTAATGGGCACTCAAGGAACTCAGGCAATAAAACCATTTGACCCCAATGCTCAAAGCGACCCTGTATTTGGCCCTGTTGGACCTGCAATACAAGCTGTTGGTACTAAAGCTTATGGAGCAACTCAAGATGTAATAAATTCCCTTATACAAAATATGAGTAATTTACCTCCATCTACTTCAGCAACTTCTACGCCAAGTATAATTCCTCCTGAAAATTAAATAAATGGATCCAAATCAACTTGCACAATACATAAATGCGTATCGTGTTAGTCCTCATCTTTTTAATGACGATGAAGTAGACGAACTTACCAAGTACGCATCCGAAGCTGGAATCAATTTCAATAGAAATATGGATGTTGAGGAAAGCAAACAATCAGGCGTTGTTAGTCAATTTATAGGCGGTATAGCTGAAGGGTTTCTTGGGCCATTAAACATCTTTGGTGGCGCTACTAAAGACCCTGTAACCTCTGCACAACAAATATCTAGAAGCGTTGGTAGTTTAATTGGTTTTGTCCCTGGCTTATTAGGTGGGCCTATTAAAGCAGGGGCTAGTGTTGTTGCTAAAGCTGGTAAAGTTACATTAGCAAGGAAATTAGAAAATGTTGGTAGAGGATTAATGGCTACTAAATCTATTCCTATACGTGCTGCTGATAAAATTCTTGGGAAGGAAGTAGGTGAAGGTGTACTTGCTAACTATGTAGGTAACGCAGGGAGAGTGGCAGATGCTTTTTTAAAAGGCAATACTGTTATGGGCAATGTTGCACAATCTGCAGTTCACCTTGGTACTGCTAGTGCAGTTAGCGAGTTTTGGAAAGGCCCTGACGCTATAAAAGATAGTTTTATACATGGGGCAATAGCAGGGGGTGCATTTGGTACAATAGGTAATTATAGGCAATTAATAGAAAAAGCAATAGGCGCACCTAGTCCAATGGTTAGAAAGTTTGCTGAAAATAGATTAAGAGAAGGAATTGCAAAAGGTATAGCTGGAAGTGCATTTCAAGGCGGTATGGCTACTATGCATGGTGCTGATACTGCAACTCAAATATACGAATATATGCTTGGTGCTTATTTTGGCTCTGTACATCCATCAGTACATCAAAAAATAGGTAGAGAGTATTTTAATAAATATAGTTCTGACACATCTAAAAAGAATTATAAAATGATGGAAGACCCTGAGTTCAGTGCTTTACCTAAAGATGCTCAAGCAGAAGTAAAATTTACATTTGAAAAACACATTGGAGAAAAATTTAATGATATAGCCAGTAACGCTAAAGGCATTAATAGGTTTGATGTGTCAACTGGCGCTCAAGAATTAAGAAATCAATTCGCAAATGAGCAATATGATATGTATAGCACACGTGGTAAAAAATCACGTGAGGATATGACAGAAAAAGACAAGTTTGAAGCACAAAAAGATATTGTATCTGCCCATGAGGAAATAGGCAATATTTTTCAAGAAGGCAGTCGCATTGGTAATGAGATCAATACATATAAAGCAGACAAGTTAGAAGGTGAAACTAAACGTATATATAAGGGGTTAACTAAAGAGCAAGTAGAGCAGATTAAAGAAGGTAATTACAATTCTATTTACAATGAACTTGGAAAACGAAATGAGTTTTTTAATGATATAGAAAAAAAGTTTACAGCAGAAGATTTAATTACTCAAAATAAAAATGCTGAAATACAATCTGAATTAGATAGCGATACTACATTAAAAAAGCTTTTCAGGGATGTTAATACACAAATACAAACTAAAAAAGGCAATGAATTAACCGATATTGAAGTAGCAGGTAAAGTAGTTAAGGCTAAAGAAACTGTAGATAAGAAATTAGCTGAGCAACAAGAGCGTCAGCAAACAGGCAAAGGTTTAGAAAAAACTACACCTAAAGAAGATGCTAAACTTTTAGAGATAAAAAATAAAATAGTTGCACTGAGAAAAGAAGACGGAAGTATTAGTAAAAAAGATTTACCAGAACTTAAAAAATTGCAAAAAGAAAAAGTTAAACGAGAAGAATTTTTAAATACAGATACAACAGGCAGCAAACAACGTATTCTAAATATAAAATCTGAAAAAATGCCATTGATTGATAAATTGGTAGAGAAAGAAATAACTGATGGCATAAGAAAAAACAAAGACCCAAAAAGTGTGCGAAATAAAGTAGCTGAAATAATGAAAAACGAAGATATGTATGTATCAGATATGAATACATTATTATCATATATTAAAAACAGAATAAATAATGGGGAAACAATAGGTAATAATAAAGAATCATTTGGTGTGTGGAGACAAGGTGAAACAAGTAAAGTCAAAGAACCTATTGTAGACCCAGTTAAACAAGAATTTGACAGATATACATTATTTAAAAACGAGGTATATAAAGAATTAGGTGTTAAACCTACAGATAACATAAATAGAGCATTAGTGCAAAGTTATGAGCGTTTTAGGCAGAACAAAAAACAATACCATAGTTCATTTAATCTAGACAACAATAAATTAAATAAAATAGAAGAGTACTCTAATGGAGTACGTAAGATTTTATCTCATCCTATACTTCCCCACGAAAAAATATATAAGCATGGTAAAACTTATGTAATAGATGAGATTATAGAAGGTAATAAGTCATATGATCCATTAGCTAAAGTTATGCGCTTTAATGAAAAAAATGAATTATCGTATGACTTTTTACTTACACCAGAAAAAATGGCTGACCTTATGGTGCAAGTTGGTAAAACCAATAAAAGTCAATACATATGGACTCCTGAAAAAGACAAGGGTAAGTTAATAGTAAGGACTTATCACCCCGATACTAAAAAAGCAAAGTTAAATGATATATTGAAAACGCCAAAAGAACGTGAGCATTTTAAGCTTGACCAACAAGAGTTTTTAAAACTTACTGGCGTTAATAAAATGAGTAAAAAAACTCAAGACATTTGGAAGGAATTACACGAAGACATTTTTAAAAGCAATTATTTATATGACCCTAAAGGTCAATTTAAAAGTGCATTAGACCTAGTTAAACGTAGCAGTTTGCTTTCTAGTAAAGATTATGAATTAAATCCTAATAAGTTTAAAGACTTTACTAAAGACAATAAATTGGATGTAATCTTTGTTGATGATGTGGCAAGTGCAAAAGACCCTAATAATCCAATAAAACAAGAAACATTTAATGTTGAACGTATTAAAGATGGCAAAAGAGTTATTGAAAAAAGAATGCATGAAAGTGACGTAGATGGCTATATTGTTCTTCATACAGACCTATTTAACAAAATAGTAAAAGAGGTCGGTTTAGACCCCACTACGAGCCATATAAAGCCTACTATAGCCACAGAAATAGATGGCAAGTTATTTTTACTTAAGGGAGGGATACATCCTAGTCAAAAAGGCTTTGATTCAGTACTGCCAACAAAAGGCAGTATGATAGTAATGACATCAGCGGCTAAAGTAAATCCTGGCAAAACTTATACTGCATATCCAAATGAAAAAAATGAATACAAGTTTTATAAAGATGGTAAAGAAGTAGTGCCTGAAACAACAAAAATTAATTTTGAAGATTTACGAATTAATTTTGGAGTATATGGAGACAAACACGCTTTAGACCCTGTATCAATTAAAAGACAAATGCATAGTACCCTTGCTGGGTTAAATATTAGTGCAAAAGGTCATAATGCATTAATGGAATTATTTAAGGATTCATATTTAGGCATAGAAAAACAAAACAACTATGTCCAGCAAATGTTAGAAAATCCTAATATGAAAGTTCCTAAAGATTTTAATATAAGCAAAATAGGACATAAACAAATTGCAGATATTTTAAATAGCAATTCTAAAAGTCCCGTTGTTAAAGAGTTGGTTGATGACATTTTTAAGATAACTAAAGAACGGAAACGCAGTGATGATACCCATATTGATGATATTGATTTAATGGAGTCAAAAACCTATGCAGATAGAATAGCAAAAGAATTTAAAGATACGGATTATAATCATCTTGCAGTACGATTTTTAGAAGACCAATCTGGAAGTTTTAATGATGCAGTAGTTCGCTATACTACAGATAAATATTTAAATCCTACATACGATTTTAGTGCATCTTCTTGGGTAGCTGGTAATCACGCTTTATTTAAAAATAGACTGCCTAATAAAGAAATTAGAGAAGATCATTTTATGCTTGGTCATAGTATGAAAGATATGAAACATAAAGGATATAAAACATTGGGTGAAGCTTGGGAAGCTTATAAAGACCCTACGTTAAGAAAAAAAGAAGACAGTAAATTATCAGATAAAGAATTTAAAGAAGAGCATTTACGTATTGCAGTAATGCGTGTACCTAGTCCAGATATTAGTGGTACTAGAGTATTGTATTTTGATGGTTTTACAGGAAAGAAAAATGGTGCATATGATTATGGTACTTATCTTAGACAAAAAGACCACTTTTATATTGATGGTGCTGACGTAGATGGCGATAAGGTATTTCTTTATCAAGGTATGCCTAAGGAATATTTAAAAGAAGTTTATGAGAAAAGAAATAACTTAGAACGCAATGGCGCTTCAATAGAAAATAAAGCTAAGAAAAATGATATTATATATGATAAAAGCTCACCTAACGAATTAACATATATCAATAGTAGCATATCTCAATATATGCCCAATGCTTTATTGCGAACTGGTATGTCAGCTAAAGCTGGTAAAGATGGTATGGGGCAAATAGTGTCAGCTAAAGAGTATTTAAATATTATTTTATCTGATGTTATAAATAAACAAGCAACTAAAAAAATGAAGGGTAAAGAGCGTTTTAAATTGTATGATAGAAACAATAAACCATACGCTGAAATGGAATTTGGCTCTATTACAAAAGAAGGATTAGATAGACCTGGGGGATATAAAGAGCATTCTTTAGAAACATCTTCAAGAACTGCAGATTCTAGTGGTTATTATAAACTTATAGATGCAATACAAATGAGAGATGTATTAACGCAAAGAGGTATGCCTAATGCTAAAGTTTATGTCTACAATAAAAAAGGTAAAATAAGTAAAGACCAATTTGGTGCTGAATTATATAGGCGTCCTATTTTTGGTGATTTAAAAAATCTACCTGAATATGCAGATATTTTTGATGTAAAACGAAATTTATATAGAAGAAAAGATGATATGGGGAGAAGGCCATCTTTAGAAGATGTGCAAACTAATTTAAACCAATTTAATGAATTGGGAATAAATTTTCAATCAAGCCTTATTGAACTTTCAAAGGCGTATGGTAGGTCAGAGAATTTAATAGAACCAAGTCCATTAAAAGTATCTAATATGGATTTTAAGAAATACAATCGTTTTTTACGCGAATTTCAAGGTGGATTCCAAGACCCAAGTTTGTTAAAAATGATTCGCAGAATGAATATAACTGTTAAACCTGATCTTGGCAAAAGACGAACAAAAGCAAGAGGTAAAAAAAGAGCAGTAAAAGAAACTACATATAAAACAAATGATTTAATGGACCTTACTAGCGTATTGATTCAAAATAAAGCTGGTGAACGATTATATAACAATATGCTTAAACGAGGTTTATCAGAGGAAAATTTTATAGAGTTTGCAGATAGAATTGCAATAGAAGCAATTAGCTCTAAAGATGATTATGCATTAATATACTCTATTGACCCATCTTTACGTAAGAATAAAAATGTACATACTATTGAACAGGCAGAAGAACAAATACGAAATAGACGAAATGATATTATTGAAACTGCAGAAGAACTAGGAATCAATCCTATAAATGCATCTAGATATTTTGATATGTATATGCTTGGCAGTCTATATCCTCAAACAAGAAGCATTGAGGAATTAAGGACTGTTTATGAAAATAAATTAGAACAAGTAAGGTCTTTACCAGATTCAAAAAGAAAAAGATATGAACTTGCTCGTCTTGAAGAACAATTAGATAATTTTAAAGGTTTTTATAATAAAACAAGTAGACATAATTATCCTTATTTAACTAATGAGATACCAAACTCTAGTAAACAGCTTTTTATGAATACATTTAGTCAAATATTTGATAGAGCAGTTGTACCTAAAATAAAAGCTGAAGTTAAAAAAGCTAGTGTTGACCCTGTAATGGAAAATGTTAATAAAAAAGGCCCAGAAACACCTCAACAAAAAGACCAAGGCATAAAAGAAAAGTTTGAGCAATTAATGCCCTTTAGAAATCTTTTTGATTTAAAAGTGTCTGAAAAAAGCACTAAGGCTCCAAAAGATGCAAAAGCAGATGCAAAACGTATTGTAGAAGCATATAAAAAATTACCAGAACACGCATTGGACTCAATTAATGATGTATTTATTAAAATGATAGAATCTAGGGATAGGGTAGGTTATGGCATTGAAGAAGCTACTTACGCAGATTTAAAGCACTTTGCAAATACTCTTGAATATATTACATCTGTAAAACCAAAAGGAAATAGACCAAATTGGTTAGATAGATATAGATTCCCTCAAAGAGTTGCAGAAAGACAATTTGCCCATGACCACAGTATTCCAATTGTTCAAGAAGTCAATTTTAGAGATGCCAAAGGCAATCTTGGAAGAACAAGTATTAAAGTACCATTAGGTACAATGCAACATTTACAAAATAGTTTTGGTAGTATATACAATTTGCAAAATATAGTAACTAATATCGCACAGGAAGACCGAGATGCATTTTTTACGTGGCGTAAAGATATACTAGATTTACCTAATGGTGTTAGTGAAGCAAATAAACTTCATCAAGCAGCAATGACTAGATGGCTTAGAAACGAAGGTAGAAATGAATTAGAAACTGATTTTAATTGGAAAGAATGGAAGAAAAACGAAAAATTATATAATTCATTAAAAGATAATACATATAAAATAATAGAAAAAGGTCAGCAAAAAGAAGTTACTGGTGAGCAGTTAATGCGCACTATTGCAGAGCAGAATGATGCATTTTTAAGTCAAGTTTATAATACACTTGTTAAATCAAATATAGATTTTAGTTTAATAGACACTTATTCATTAACAGGTGAGAAAGCACAAAAACCTGATTACAAAGCATTTAATAAACAGAATACATTTTTAAAGTATAATGAAAAAACTGGTAGAGCAAATCTTGAATATCTAGAGAACAAATATTTAAAGCCTTTAGCAGAAAATGGCAGATATATTTTAGAACAGTTAGGTAAAAATGGATTTAGCGCAGAATTATTAGGGCGTATACGATATGAACAGCAATTAGAACAATTTGTTAAAGATATGCCTGTAAATAAACAAAAGGCTTATCGGGAAAGATATAGACAGAGATACAAACTTTCTGATTCAGTTCAATTTAAAGGCTACTTAGATAACCCTACTTATTTTAAAGGCATTGGTAAAGTAGAAGGTAGATATTTTCCAAGAATGTTTCATGGAGATACAAAAGCAAGTTTAATTGAAATGCAGAATTTTATGGAAAATAAACGCATTGAATTAAGAAAAAATCTTGAAAAAAAATACATCTATGATCCAACGCTTACAGATAAACAGAGAGAATTTGTTACTGAAATGAGAATAGATGAGCGTTTTGCATTTAAAAACAATGATTTAAAACGAATAGAAAATACTATTGGTCAAGAAGCACAGGATGCAATGACTAGGACAATTATAAATGAAAAGATTGCAGAACTTGAAACAATGTTTGAAGCGCAATTAGGTAAATCTCTTACATTAGATAATGGTAGTGGTCAAGAAGGTGCAAATTATCTGTGGCAAAAATATCAAAATAAAGAAGAAGCAGTACGGGATGGTCATTTTAGTAAACCTAGCAGTGGTCAATCTAGAGGTGAAGAGCCTATGCCAGGAGCTAGTTATGAATTTAAAGTTATAGAGGCATATCAAGAACAATGGATTAATTCATTTTTTAAGAACGCTACTACATTAATTAGTAAAAAAGCAATTGATAGATATACTGAATTAAATCCACTTAGCGATAAAGAAATAACTGAAGAGTGGGCAAATCTTATGCGTGATTATACTACAGATGTTCTTGGACATCCCACTTTGTATAATCCTAAAACATTTGGACTTAAAAAATCAGAAATTGCAAAATACGAAGCAATTATTAAAGCATACGACAGAGAAAGAAAAGGTAAAAAACTTAAATTTAAAACAGTAAAAAAAATATTTGAAGACCAAGCTGAAACTATGGCTCAAAGAATGGCTCATGGTAGAGAATATACAATTTCTGATGCTATGAAAGAAAGAGCTGAATCTGAATTAGCAAAAAATAAGAAATTTCAAACATGGGATAAGCGTTTATTTTATTATGTAACAGATGAAGCTGGGGTTAATGGATTAGATAAAATAAGTACAAAGTTGTGGGGCAGAAAAGATAAACCCAAATTGCCTTTTTATGGAGAACTTCCAAAAAGCCCTGAAGCTAGAAGACAAGCATTATCAAGAATATTGCATTCAATGGGTGCGGCTGAAGCAAAATGGTCACTTATTACATTGTTATCACATCCTAAAACAGCAGTAGCCAATCTTTTTGGAGGTAGTCATAATACAATAGCAAATGCTGGTTTATACAATTTTACTACTGCAACATTTAATAAAAAGAAATTATTAGCTACTATATTTAAAGATACAAAATTAAATGATGGGACTAAAATAACAACATCAGACCATTTACGTAGATTTGCAGAAGAAAGTGGAGCGCATGAAACTTTTTATGTTACAGAAGCATCACTTGAACGAAAGTTTGCTAGTAAAGAAGCAAAAGAATTTTTACGTGAAGTACAAGAAAGATTAAAAGCAAGTCCTAGTATAAGTGAAGCAGATGTTCTTTCAATTGCTAAAAAATATAAAATAACAACTGCAGTTGCAAATGTAGCAGCTATTCCAATGCGTTGGTCTGAGAAAAAACTTAGAACAGATAGTTTTTTTGCACATTATTTAAATGCATATAACAATTTAAAAGATTTTATACCCAACATAAAACACAATGATCCATATGTTATTAATATGGCATTAAAAGGTGTTGAAGCTACTCAGTTTTTATATCATAGCGCATTTAGACCCAATTACAGTAGAACTGCAATTGGTAAAGTAATGACACGTTTTCATCCTTTTGCATGGAACTCTGTACGATTTAGAAGACAAACATATCAACGTGCTGCTAGATACGGATTTAAACAAGGAACTGAATCTTTTGAAAAATTTAAACGATTAGCTACATTAGATATGTTTGCATTATCATTAGCTAATATGTTTACAGGAAGTGTATTTGATGCAACTGTACCACCTCCTTTAAATTGGATGCAAGATACTGCTGATTGGTTATTTGGTGATGAGCGTGAAAGAGAAAGAGCATTCTTTTCTTCGTGGCCTCATCCTGTATTAGCACCACTTCAAATTGTTACACCACCTATTGCTAGGTATCCTATGACCTTAATAAATGCAACTATTAATGGAAATTGGGAACGATTTGCTGATTATTATCTGTGGACATTTTTTCCATTTGGAAGATTTGGACGTAGTATTGCAAAAACAATAGAAACTCCAGAAATGTGGGTAGAGCAAATGACAGGCATACCTATACATGGCATTGGCAGAGAGAAAAGAAACTTATTAGAATCAGAGTAATTTTATTTACAATTAGGGCAAGTAACTTTCTCCATAGGTAATCGGTCAAATCTTTTATATTTATCCCAATATTCGACATCTTTTATTTGAGTTTGCTTTGATTTGATTCTTTTTTTTACAATATGATAATTCCATATACGATTACAAGAAGTGCATTTTTGTAATGGGTAAGCACTTCCTTTTAAGTTTCTTCTACCATACCTAGAATTAACAAAAAATGTATATGCATCATCAAACCAATCATCATTAAAATAAAAACGAAGAGTTTCTATTTCAGCATTTGTTCTTTTTTTATACTTGAGTTCTGCAAGTTTGTCTCTGGAAATCCGACCTTCAGGCTTTAAGCCATCAGGTCGGTTTCTCATTTGTTATCCTTTTTTTATTTCAGAAGCGAAGGGAAAGCACCTATCGATAGGTATTGGCGGCTCGGTGTCCAGATATTAGGAGTCACCATTATACTTTCCCTTGCCTCTTATTTAACTAAGTATTTTTGTATTCTTTCTATAATTACAGAAAATAAAGCCATTGTTATAAAAATAGCTATTACCCATATAAGCGCAGCTATTCCTAATATAAAAAAGTTAGCTATCCATTCGGCTATATCAAGTACTAACATTGTTATGTTTATATGTTCTGTGATTATTTATTTTTTCTATTAAGTCTTTACATTCCTGCATTATAATAGGTTTTAATGTTCCTATTTTTGCTAAAAAATCTCTAGACTCTTTTAATAATTCTCTTAAATCATTATTTTCTTCTTCAAGAATTAACATTTGTTCATTGACAGGTATTTTCATGTTGCACCTTTCTTTGTTTGCATTTTTCGCAAGTTTTTTTAGTTAAACCATATTTTGGCATATCATCATATTTAATAAACTTTTTATTGTTTGGATTAGAATAATCATATTGCCATACTTTTTTACATTCTACACAATGTCTTAAAGAGCATCTATGTAGAAGATTTGATCTCCTAGGAGGTTTTTTAAAATCCACAATGGGATTTAAGTACCAGGGTAGTTTTGTTTCCATATTAATTATTAAGGGGCATGGTAGCTATCACCGCTAAGACAAGGAGGGAATGACATCCCAATAACATAACATTAAGCATTTTTGCCCCTTATAGTTTTTTGAGGTTCAGGGCGCCAACCAAGCAAATACTTTCATTTATCAACTTTATTTTCATCCACAGACCAAAAGGTCCTTTCAATTTAGTTAATGTTTTATAAAAGTTTTGTCTGAACCTCAATTTTATTATTTTGATTTTTGTTCAAGTATTTTTTGATTTTGTTCGTATGTTGGCTGACCTAATAGTTTCCAAATTTTATCAAGTATTAGTTGGCCATCATTAGACATTCTATCTCTATCAACTTCTTCTAATTCACTTAAAAGTTTTAACAATTCTTGAGTTAGTTTAGTTTGTATGTTTAAACCTATTTTTTGCATTAGTCACAGTTTCCAGTAGTACAAGCACCTGATTGGGCTTGTATTACTTCATCTTGTGTAACATTTCTTTTTTCTGAAGCTTTAAGATTTTCAATTCTTGATTGAGCGCGATGAACCACATCGCCAACCTTTTGCAATAAATCGCTTGTTTTATCTGTTTCATATAAAGCTGTTTGAATTTCTTCTAGTTCGTCTAGAGTAAATTCTGATGCTATATAATGAGTATTTATTACTTTTGATTTAGTTCTTATTTCTAACATAGTTATCCTTTCAGTTTTTTTAATAATAATAAGAAAACATTTATATCCATTAGGGCGTAAGTATTTCCACGATCTTCTCTAAATGCTACTATATCTGTATGCTCACATTTTAAAAATGAAGCAATCTTTTTTCTGCGTTTAGCTTGAACAGTGTATTCTTCTATGGTGCAATCTACTTC